GTGCCACTACTTGAGTAGCTGTATCCTGTGCGATATTGATAACTAGTTATATTTTCTGTTACTACCGATTGACTTGTGGAATTTGTCGAAGATGACCCGGTTCTAAAGGTTGGTACTACAGGATTTGCATAAGTTCTTGCTGAGAAAATTAACAAAAATAAGAGTAATTTTTTCAACCTAATCAATCTATAGTTATCTGGACTGTAGTTGAACCTATGCAGCTAGAACCTGATCCAAATGCACCGCTACAAGTATGGACTCCTGATGATAAAGAAGTCATTGCCCCAGATCCAAGAGTACCTCCAGATCCCACAGTTGTTTGTCCAGATAAGTGTGGCAATGCTGCAATCCCACTAGAAGGGGTGACGGCAGATGGAGTCGCATCTCCAATAGTTACCGCCTCCGTAAGAGAGAAAGCAGAGCCGGCCGTTGTAATAGCTTTATCAGTCTGTATTAAAGCTGGTACACCAGCGGTCAAACTTGAAACATTGAGTCCTCCAATAGCACCAGAAGTTGTAGATCCTCCGCTAGTTACAGATGGAGTAATATTATTACCTGATATTGAATATGTTGTTCCTAATTTATTCGTAACAGAGTACGGCATATCTACCGAGATCTGGGCAGATGTCGTAAATTTTTGCGTTATGTCTGCTAGTGCTACAGAAGGGCTAAACAGTAACAGTAATGCAATTAATTTTTTCATTTTTTGTCCTCTTTTTTATTAACAACTTCCGCACCAAGTATTTTGATGGGTGTTTCTATTCTAATAGTTTGATAACCACCTGATTGTGTAGCTAGTAACTGTTCAACCTCTTTTTTGTTTAACGGCTTTTCATCAGGTTTATATGTTCCATCACCACGTTTTTTTGCACCCTCTAACCCAAAACTAGCTAGTGCGCCAGTTAGAAGACTAGCCGGGAA